GCCGCCGTGTCTGGAGCTACTGTAGAATCAGGCATGAGGTCAACAACGACGCCATTACCAACATTGCTACCACCAGCAGTTGCTTCCCAAACCAGTGGAATGGTGAAGTAATCTTCAACTGCAAATGGTGTAGAACCAGCAGTAACGGTGAAGCCGAGGGTAGATGACGTGAACGCCGCACCAACGGTTCCATTACCGATAAAGCCAACCTTCGATCCAACTACGCTGAAAGTCGTTGGGGTGAGGAATGTGACGGTGACAGTCTGCGTTTGAACAGAGCTAGATGTGACGGTGACAGAACCGATCGTGCCGTTTCCTGCACCGACTAGTGTAGCTTCGCCAGCAACCGCAGTACCAATTCCGACAAACTTTACAGTGTCGTCATTTAGGTTAACGTTTGCGCGAACGACATAAGCACGGTTGATAACGCCGAGAGTCTGATTTAGAGCCATCAGACCTACTTCATTGCGGGCATCGCCGTGGAATTCGTTTCCACTTTCATCTTGGTGAAAGTATGGAATACCGTACAGCTGAACGCTTTGACCGATAGACGTGACTGTGCGAATCATCGAGTGCTCATTAGTACCTGCAGCCGACGTTACGCCATCAGGTTGCATCTTGCCAGAGCGAGTTGCGACAAAGAACAGCGGAACTGTTGGAGCAGACGCAGGAATATAGAACGATTCGTCTATTACTGAGACCGAAACGCCTGGGGAAACCAGTGAGGGCATTTATGTGCTCCTTATTTCTTGAAAGAAGTTTTCATGCGAGTATTTATGAATTGGCCAGGTTTTATTTTGGAAATGAGGCGCTTTTCAGTCCTCATCCTTCAGGCTATTCAAAAAGTGCTGATTGAATTCCTTGATTCCGCCCTTGATTGCACGTTCCTTGAATGTTTTGAGCGGAATATAAAGTGTCTTATCAGAGATATTGCACGCGACATAAGTCACATTGACACGCTTAAATTTGGTACCACCTACTCCATCAATCAAATCGACTGGAATAAGGGGTGTTTTCTCGACAATCACTGATACAATAGCAGGGTTCTTAGGATTTTCAACAGCGATCGCATCCTTGATCAGAATGTGTGGTTGATTGAACTCAATCGCGTTATGTGTCTCTTGAATGAAGTCTCTGAATCTCATGTTCTTTCCTCAGGAGGAATCGAGCTCACGACACCATCATTAGTGATTTCCATGTATGCGTACGTCTCATCGAACGGAACCAGTTCACCATTCTCATTTACCTGATTGATTGTGAAACCATCCAGGTTGCCAATACGGACAATAATCTTGCGAACAAGTTCATCTCTAACATCAACTGGTGCAGAGATATAGATGGGAACCTCAAATGAAAGTGTCCATGAAATAATGCGTCTGTCGCCACCTAGAGGATAATTTTCCTCGTTTGTAATACCACGAAGTTCAACGGTTGTGATTTTTGTCCAGTCAAATGCAGAGTCTGAAGTTTGAATCTGCAGTATAGGATCGAAGAGCATAAGGATTTGCTCAAGAATCTGATCACGCTGATTCATGTTTGACGCGCAAATTGTCATGTCGACAGACATTGTATACGGGATTGGCATCACGCGAACAACAGCCTTTAAGTCATTAGGATAGACACCACCTTCTGGCAAATAGACTCGTTTGTCAACGACGCCAATTCCCTTGCGATATGTTGCGAGGTTAATTCCAGACATATGCACCGACATCATCGGCATAGAGAATGGTTTATTTTGAGTATTGCCTGCTTGGATAGCCGCAACTACTCGATCGCGACTTCCAATGATGACTGGTACTGTCATGAATTCCGCCTCGCCACATTCCCCCTTACCGGTCTGTACCTTTAGACCAGAGAAAATGTTGCAGAACTGGAGCATATAGCTCTTTATCTGTCCTTCATATACATACCAATCAATCACGAAAATACTCCTTTATCCGTGCAATCTCACTGCATCATGGTCATTCAGGAAAATTGCCAAATACTTCGCTGAGCTGCCCTGTGGTTTACCCTTTGGAACAGATTTCAACGCTGTGTCATCCTCATCTCCATCGTACAGATCATTTAAATCTAGAGGCTCGTCATATGCAGGATAGCCTTCTTCGCTGCTGCTATGTTCTGGCTTGATAGTGTAGAGAACATTGTTCTTGTCAGACGCGTCCGTGATTTGATAGATCCATTTTTCTGGTTTACCACCCCAATTGGTAGTGACGCGGTACTTAATACCAGTCTTGATGTCATCTGGGTGGACTAGAGTCTGTTTGCCACGTAGAAAGTTGAAGATGCTTTCAGCAACACCATGATCTTTCTTCAATGTAATGGTGAAGTGATGCTTCTCTTTCACATAGCTGATCGTGTACCAACCAGTTTCGCTGTGCGTAATTAGGCGGCCCATCCACAGGGAGATCGCATTTCGCACCTCCATGAAGACAGCTTGAGCATCAAACGTTGGTTTGATCGTGTAAGGAATGTTGACAGACGTTCCAGTAGGCTTGCCTACCAACTTCTGGATGTATGGCTTGACAAATGCTTCAATCTTTGTACGAGGTTTCTTGTCCTCAGTGATGAACGTCTTTTCAACGCGCTTATCCAACCAAGAAATTAATTGGCCAAGAGCTGAATCATTGTATTCTTCCTCTAATCCCAAATGCTTCGCTGTCACGCCATGAGATGCAATAAATGCCTTGATGTCAGAGATAGCCTTTTTACGGCCAGCTAACCAATCATCGTCAGCATACGCCTCGCGACGAAGATCCTCAGGTCCATAACCTGGCTTCTTGCGAGTTCTAGCTGGCAGATCGTGCAGATACTGAGGAATAGATCCCATTACATGAGAGCGCGTCTTCATGATAGCGTAGCTAGCTTTATCATCGTGCTTAGTTGGATCATCGTCAGCAGTCGCCATGTCAATCAGCACAACATCTGCCAGCTTGTGGCGCATTTCAATCGTGTTGTCGATCGTGAATTCACGCGTCTCGTATGGAGTCTCACCTGTCCAGGAAGGCTTCTTCACATACACTTTCAAAGCAACCTTGACAGGTTCACCATTGTTGTACTTAGAATCGAAGTCAGCCTTCTTAGCATCTTGCTGCTGCTTGTGCAGATTCTTGAACGCGTCCTGTTCCCATTTGCGGCGTTCCTGTTGGCGAAGCTTCTTCTCTTGACGCTTGTCCAGTTCAGTGATAAACTGCTTGAACCTCATTTCAATTTCCTTAGTCTGTCGTTTAATTCACTATCATCATCACCGTCGAACATGTCACCTAACATCTGAATGTTTTCTAATCTGTCAAATGCAGATATTGCTGCAGCATCAAGAGCCATCCCCATAAAATCCGTGGAATCATAGTCTCTAAATGACCGCTCTTTGTTGTATTCTCTCTCAAGATCTGCGCGGACTGTGGCAAACATTTTCTTCAAATACGCTGCACTTGGCATTTCTTGTATGACAATAAGCCGTTCAGCAGTTGAGAACGCATACTCTGGCTCAAACGGTTCTGGGACAACTCTCTTATGAACAATTTGAGCGCCAATGACCAAGATATTTCGTTCAGGATTCTGCGCGCTGCTTGGCTTATGCAATTTTGACAAGCGAAGATAGACTAACAACTTTCCCAGCTGAATGAAATCATCTTCTACCTTATCGCCATACTCACCATCGTCGTAATCGTAAGATTCCTTGATCCTGCTTTTTAACTCTTCCGCGTCATCATCGTCACCGTCAAACATGTTGCTGATCAAATTTCCATGAACGATTTTGCGGAGCTCACCACTAGCAGACGTACTAAATTGGCTAAACACTTCGCTTGGTCTAACTCGCTCTAAATCGCGAATGATCTTGTCAAATGCTTGTTCAATTTGATCCTTGCTCGGGTCCTTGAACCCTGGTTCAAGTTCCTCTTCTTCGCCTGGAAGGTTGAAAAAGAGACCCACTGAGCCATCAGGATTGGTGCTTGGTCCATTTAGTTCGATACCAGCATATGATGGGAACTCATCGCCGCGTCTGTACTCGAGATAAAACTTGAGTGTTACTGGTTCACCAGACAGCATGATGTCTCTGGTTGCTAAATCAACCTGATGAAACTTGGGAATGTTCTCATGCATTTCCCATTCATAGTTTTCCAAGAACTGTTTGAAGCGCATTGTTTATTTAGAGTTAGGGTGGCGGTCCAACAGGATCTATGAACACAACTTGTTTTCCACGAGCCATGAAGTTGCCATAATGGAAGTCATAGTTTTGATAATTCGCGTGAAGGAACTCAAGGACTTCAAGCAGCTTGGGATCTGTTTTCTTCTTCTTAAGCTCATCAATCAACCTTGCTAGTTTGGGTTGGTGGATAGGGCCAACACCAAATCGCCTTAAACTTAGACCAGACATTTCAATGAAGTCATCCCACTCTTCACGCGTAAGTGGACGCAGACGTTCCATGAACATTACGCTGTATTTTGCATACTCACCAATGGTTTTGCTAAATTCTGTCTTGAAGTTGTGCACGCTGTAGATCTTTGGCAACCAAGGATTATCTTGATTTTCAGTGCACCATTCGGCAAACTTGACGAAATTTTTGTCTGCGGTCAAGAAGACTTTTACCGCAATATCTGGCAATGTTGGGTGCGGAAAAACACGAGCTGATCCACCAGAACCTAGAGGACTTAGCTTGTGCTTTTTGTACACCCACTGGGTGTATTCATCCCAAGTCTGATCAGTTCGTTTGAATCTACCGCCTAGCTCAAGAAGAGTTTCTTCCCTTAGATCGTCAAGGAAATAGGGACCGGCAAACTTCTTAAGCACTCTATAAAATGCATCAGAAATCAACGCACCCTCAAACCGTTCTAAGCCTTCAATCTCCTTTGTTGCCATCGCAAGTACTTTCTCAGCATCACTGCGCCCAATAACTGCGTTGACTGAAATTGACGCATCCGTGATGTATTCCTTGCCTTGCCACATGAGAAGTTCAACCGCAGATTCAATGCCATTCTCATTTTTGCTATGAATGATTGCAACAGTAATGTGCCGCTTTGGGGCAATGGTAAGGTTGGGGCTCGAAATAGAAAAGTGGTCAATGTATCTGCCAGCTTCCTTTAAAAATTCCTTGAATCTCATTTCTTATTAAGCCCGTGTTTTGTGTCTGATTTCAGAATCTTGCTAATCGACGGACGTGCTGAATTCGAATTGGTACGTCTGTCTTGTTCCATGAACAGCCACTTGTTCTTGAGCGCTGAGAATCTATATAGACGTGGCGCAATGTTCGTTGCTTCAGGATAATAGAGTCTAAACCAATCACCATCACTTGCTGTGGTTGTTTCAGGCAGAATGAATCCTTCACCATAAGGCTGGTTGTTTGGAGGCAAGCCATCCTCGATGTAAAGGTTCTGCTTGAAGTTATTGACTGGTTCTGGTTGACCCTTCAAATTAACTGGGTCAAGAGCCTGATGTTCTGGAACCCCCGCAACAGAAACACCCATGTCATCACCGGTTTCCGGTACTGCTTGTTGAGCAGTTTTGATGATTTCCTCTGTCTGTGTCAGAGGCGTGGTGTCGAGCTGGCCACCAGTAGAACCTAAATCAGCGAGGAATGAATCTGCTGTAAGATATTTTTGAGTGTCAAGAGTTCCAAAAATATCACGTGTCTCCTGCGATGGAAGCGCCTGTTGCGCAGCGAATCTATAGAGCGACGGACTCCATGTAGATGAATATCCAGAAGATGCCCAACCCGTATCTGTCACTTCAACATACTTGCGAACAGGTTTTAGATTCTGGTCGTATTGAAGTTCAGGCACAACTTCAATGATGTCGCCCGTCACAATAGGACGACCGAGCAGTTGTACCATTACTGGATACGAAACGATGAAGCTGTACTGGTCGAGGATGTTAAGACCAAACTTACTCAGATCAGTTATGCTGTCACTAATTTGGTATTGCGCCTTGATGTTGATTGGCACCTTCGCGTAGTCACGGTCCCTGTTCTCATTGTAGAAGAGGTCCTGAATTACATTTACATCATTTGTTGGTGGTGAATCAAGAACATCTAGAGAGATGACTTCCCAATTATTAGTGCCAGTGTAGAGTGTTGGAACAACCCTGACTGCTTTTGCAAGGTATTCCCTCTGCAAATTCAAGATGACTGGCGCGCCAGATTGGCTGACATTGAAGACGCCAATTCTTTTCCACTCATAGTTTAATGGGAATACAAATGAGTCACCAGAGACAAAAGTCCCAGTCACAGTAAACTCTGCTATGGTGCTTTTAAATCCCAAATCGACTGTGCCTGTTCCAAGAAGTGTTGGTGAACCAATGTTCTTAACATAGGTAACAGCGAAAGATGTAGATGAAGTAAAGAAAACGGAAATAGTTCCCTCTTCTGCATCTGGGCCAGCGACTGGATTCAAAGTTCCTGTTCCACCATTGCTGATGAATTGTGGGAGCCCTACGCTAATTTTGCCATCTGTGATGTCAACACGAAGTTGACGAGCGAAGTTGAATGCAGTGTTGCCTTGTTGAATTGTGACGCAGCCAACTTTTTGCAGCGAAGGTTTGATGGGCTTATACGCTGACTCGTTGCTAGTCTTGCGGGTCACGATGCTGAAATCAACACCAACATACGCAACTGCTGTGACACCACTTCCAGACTGAATGGAGTGCCACACACCAGATCCAGAATTAATGTTTGATCCTGGGAATCCTGGCTCAGCTTGTGACGTGAAGATGGATCCTTTAGATAGAAGGGATCCATCACCTTGCTCATGAACACCTAGAAGCTTATAGATGCGAAGCGGCGCACCATTGATGTTGATGTTTTCTGCGGCATATGCAGCTTGGTTTTGTTTTTCTGCTATGGCGCAATCATCATCGCCACCGAGCTCCCAGTCACCAGTGCATGGCGCAACGAGGGCATAGGGGGTGTTGGGAACCTGCCCCGCACCATCTAAATTGTTGATGCTACCAGCACCATCTGGGCATGGAAGTGTTGCCATTAAATTTCGTCCATATTAATCTTGACGTATTTACCAAATTTAGCTGCCATTTGTCCAGCTACTTCTGGATCATCGTGCATGTCTGCGAGCGGGTGAACAGGTTTGTTGTAATCATTCACGTCAGCAAGATGCGGGTTCCCATTTCTATCAATTCTGACCATAACGCCGTCGTCACATGACATTCTTGCTTGGTCTCTAACGTGAATCAGGAACTCCTTCGTGACAGGATTCCAGTAGTGATTAGAATCCCACTCCACGCCAACCTTGCTTACAAACTTAGATTCATTCTCTCTATTCCACTCATCGCACTCCTTCTGGTACCAGTCGATGGCGATGTCTGCGGCCTTATCGAATTCGTCATATGTTGGCTGTAAGTCAGCAGATTCGTCAGCAGATTCGGACAAATCATCAGCCAACGTATCTAGGAAGCGGCGACCATGGGTTTTTTCATCTATAGTGCTCTTGTAAAAAGTTTCCTTGTCAACCCAGTAATAGTTCCCAAACCAAGCGAATTCAACGCGAGTGTTTGTTATGGATGCGACTGTGACAGCGTCGTCACGAATGAAGCGGTGTTTGATTACTGATTCCTCACCGCTGAACTGATTATATGTGCGCCTTACCCCCGTGAATGGGATATCTACACGTCGCTTCTCGCCAATGACTTCATGTGCATCTTCATCAAGTAGTCCACCCATGAAGCGTTCATTGCCTGAAATTTTCTTAGTGCTGCATGCTTCATTGAACTCTTTAGTATAGGCATGATACTCAACGCCATACCAAGTGAATATGGTCCAACGATCTGATGTACGCAAGAAGATTAGCTCATCACCACTGTCAAAACCCGTGGGATGCCCGTGATTTCCTGGAAGACCTTCTAATCCAACGAATCCGCTGTTAACATAGACAAGCTGACCTGGCTTAAAGTCCTTGCTGCCCAATAAAAATTCCTTGAAGTTCATTTGATTAACCGATATAGAACGAAGTATTTCCGAAGTTGATGCCGCCGTTGCCGACTTCATAGTCTAGAAGCTGACGCTGCAAATCTTCGAAATCAAGACGCGCTTCAGAAATAAGCATATCACCGTTTAGCGTGAGGCCGCCATTAGGACCAGCAACAGTGCTGTATTTTGAGCGGATCATGCCAAGGGTTTCCTTCAACTCAGCCATTGCCCAACCCTGAAGCCATTGCTGGCACCAGCGGTCATTCAGCAATTCCTGCTCAGATCTTTCAAGGACAGCTTCCAGCACAACGCGCTCTTGTGGCAGGCTGATGCTGCGATGAATCGTGAGTTGACGCGGAGCTTCTTCCCATGTAAAGAGCAAGTTACCCGCAAAAATGCGCTCAAAGGTTTCAGAGAGCTGGTGCATCAAGTGGATAGAGACCAAATCAAATGTGCCTGCGCTCATCATGCTTGGCACAAACAGTTGACCGTAAACAGGGTCATTCAATTGCGCAGAACCCAACTGATTGACTCTGCCAATTCTGAGAATGTTCACAACTCGATCGGTTTTGTTTCGAGGATCGTTCAGATAATACACCTGCTGTCCTCTAACCAGCGTGTACATGATGTAGCGGTGCTGGTACGCATTGTCTGCTCGTTGACGGAATGTCTGGATTGCGTTGTCGATGGCGACGTTGAAGTGCTCCTCATTCAACTCAATGCAGACTGAAGGCCATCCCATCTGAGTTTTAAGAACACGGATTAAATCAACTCGCTCGTCATATGAACCGTCATCGCCAATGCCGACCTTGTCAGTTGTTGGGGTGCCTTCGCTCTCAGTATCAGCACGTGTCCAATCCTCACCATTCCATGTGAATAGATTTTTCGTGCTGCCCTTGTAGAACATGAAGCCTACATCAGGAACAAATGGGTCCGCTGTAGCTACTAGCTTCTCACCAAAGACAACATTCTCCCAAACACCTGGAGACGTCTCGAATTGAATCAGATTGGTAGATAAGTTCAGCCACTGTCCAAGGGTAAATACCTTTAGCTGATACTCAGTGTTAGAGACCCCTGTAGCAGGAAGCTTTGGCGCAATCTGAACATCACCAGCAGCTGGAACAGCAGGAACTGAAGTTGTGACATTGCCAAGTGGGACCCACCCGCCACCAGCTTTGATGCGAGTGTTTGTCGAGTTGCAATCCACCCACATTCCTGCGATGAAGAAGCGGAGACGATTATCGAGATTTGCGTAGAGCTGTTTTGGTACGACAGGGAAATTATCACCTGTCATCATTGTCTGTTCAGCCGCTTCAATCCATGCTAACGCGTTCTGGTTCCAGACAAGAACCTTGTTAGAGGTAGGGTCAAAATACGTTTGACCATTTACTGGGTTGACAGGCGGCTCAACTGCAGTTGGAATAGAACCTGCATATGCCTCAGATGATTTCTCAAATCTAGAAGACTCAAGCGGGTAGGATTGAATTCCAATTGGGTAGTATTGCAGTACGTTAGTGCACGCGTAAATTGCGGCATAGTACAGCTTTGTTGGGTCTGTATTGGAAACGTCAACACTAGTTATCGTGATGTCGTCGCCAAAATACGAGTAGTAGGATGCTACTACCTTGGCTCCGCTGTCAAAGACATCAGCAGGAGCTGCCCAATTGCTAGAAGCTACGTATCGCTTGCCATCCTCAGGATGCGCATCTGCTGGGAGCGGTGTCTCAGACAGGACGACAACAGCACCTGCGTATGCCTTGTATGGAGCAGGTGGATTAGTCCACGTGATACGAAGAGTTGTTGCATCAGTCGCGAGCTGTTGCAGACTGATGCTCATCTTGCGAGCTTCAATCCATAGATCGTGGGTAGTGAGTAGCTGGATATTGTCTGACATAGGACCTGACCTTACGAGATCAGGTATTTATGTCAATCGACCTTTACCAGTTTGAATTGACGCTCATGATTATGATCCTTCCAAGAGAACTCATAACCTAGAGAATCACGCTCAAACATGCGCTGATAGACGTTAGCCCTTGCTTCAGATGTCGCGATTGACGCTGAGAACTCTATCTCAGACGGATTTTTGTGCTTGATCAACAGCTTGAAGAACTTGTGAGCAGCACCAAGAGCTTCAAGTGCAGACCCTTTTCCAGTGGTTCCGGTTCTACCGTCTTCATCAATGAACTGAACTTCCCAGACATTGCCGTTGAATTTAGTCGTGGAAGCAATGTATTTGAACTTGCGTCCATTGATTTTCAAAACAGCCCAGAAATCATTGTCCTCGTTTCTTGTAATCTTCAATGGAGTCTTTTTGTCAAAGAGCTCCATGACAACATTAGGATCATTGCTCTCATTTAAGTCTAGATCGTCATGAAGATTATTCAAAAATTTACGGTCGTAGATGTTCTTGTGAGATAGGAAGAACAAAGAGTTATGTGGGAAAAAGTATGCATTATCTTCATACTTGAACATGTACATTGTCTCATAATCGCTATCATCTTCATCACGATTATAAATTTTTACTTCACAATCAAACTCAAATACGTCGCCGTTATAGATGGTCGCGTGGTCAAGAATTCCTTGATAGATGTGCTTATTGGACATCAGATAACGATCTACATAACGTATTGGCATTTCCCCCACAGTAGCTACTACATGGCCCTGCTCACGCCCATTGTCGACTACGTACTTAGCGCCAGGCTCTAGTTCTGCTACATCAACAGATTCTGTCAGATCGTCAAAAAAGCCCTTGTGATAATCATGTGCTGTACCTACAGCATTCTTGAAATCGGTTAGGTCACAATAGAAGGTATATCCACTATGCGGAGTTTCGAAGTAAACTAGCTCACGAACTTTGTCAATCAAAGTAGGAGTGACGATCATTCCTGGCGGGAAATCATCCTGAAGCCTGTTTTGAAATGGTCGCCGCGCACCCACACCCCGCAAATAATCGACAGTATAGTAGTCAGTGTTTAGCTCTAGATTTTCAACTGCCTCGTTAAGCTCATCGTCATCCTTCAAATCATCTAAAAAGTTACGATTGTATTCCAACTCATTTTGAGTTCTATCAAGGAAAACTTGTTTGTTTACAAACCAATCATGTGGGCTCATTGAATCGGTGCGAAAGCATACAAGATCATCTTCAACACTATCGAACCATAAAATCATTCCAGATGTAAACAACTCATGAAGACGTGGATTTAATAAATCAGCATAGAAGGAAGACTTCACGTAAACCTTGTCACCCTTCTTGTACTTGAAGTCTTCCTTCAAAAATTCTCTGAATCTCATTCGTCATCCCTTAAATTATCAAGAAAGCGGCGATCATGTTCTGCTTTTGTGATAGCTTTATTCTGTATATCAGAGCGTCGAATAATGACCCTATGAAATCCTGCGCCACTCTCGTTCTTCTGTCCAACCAAGACATATTCGGGTGGAAATGTACAGTAATTTTGATTACTCACAATGAAGAATTCATCATCGGTATAAATGAAGCCATGAACTTCCAGGATAGATTTAGGCGTTGCTCCTGTTTTATCCAGCACTTGATCTAAATCGGCTGCATCATATGTATGACCATATCTTGGAACAAATACGGCAATGCGTTTTGTCGCAACAAACGTATCCTGTGACTCTAGCAAAAATTCCCTGAATCTCATTCGTCATCCCTTAAATTATCAAGAAAGCGCTTGTTATATTCTTCCAACGTTATTGCTTTTGATAATAGATCCGCTCGTCGAATGATTGCTCTGTGATATCCGCCGTCCTGATCAGGTTTCAGTCCTACTAATACGTATTCTGGCGGGAATGTGCAATACTGCTGATCAACGATAAAGAACCTGTCATCAGTGTAGATGAAGCCGTGTTGCCACCTATCGTAGGAGCTTTCTAGAGTTCCTGCGTCATAGACTGAGCCTAAACGCGGAACGAAGATTGGTATACGCGAAGTGGCAATAAATGATTCATTCTCGACAGACTCAGCCAACGGACTTATCGCGTTCTTCCAATCCTTCTTAGAACACTTCCAAGTTTGGCGATATTCACCAAGCGCGAATAGAACTTCTGTGCCAAAATCCTTGACTAGTCTAACTTCTGTCCCAATTGGAAACTTACGCTTAGTCAACGCGCTTCCAGTAAGTGGGGATGTCAAAATATGTTTTGCACCAATTTTGAAAATATTTGAGTCTTCTTTCAAGTCATTGAAAAATGACTTATGCCAATCCTCTTTTGTGCCCTTTACAACAGTCCTATTCTCGAAATTTTTTGTGTATAGGAATAGTCTTTGCCCCTCTAAATTTACCTCAGACACATCCCCGTACTGTTTAACAAACCGGCCTGTTGTACCAGGATTGGCTATAAAGCTGTCACCCAGTCGTTTATCAGGACTGAAGCGACTTTGGCTCAGTGCGGTGGGATAAAACGTGTGATAGACAGCACAATTCCGCAGAAGGACAATCTCGTCATCTCTGTGGATGTCTGTTAGCTTTGGATATGAGTCAACTGTGGACTCTAGAAAGGTTTTGAATCGCATCCAGTATTTATCTGGAGGGGTCAAAAGCGTCCCAGAGACAACAAAAAAGGAGCTATGAAAGCTCCTTTAATGAAAGAGATTGAGGTCTCTGGGTGTCTTCTGTGTTATAGTTGAGATTTAATCTTGAAGTTTGCGTTCATGTTAGGTGCAGAGCAGACAACAAAATAGCTTCTATTGGTGTATTTTATGAACTGATACGCTCCTCCAGAATCAGTTAGTGTCTCATCCATTTTCTGACCTGTTGCCTGATCATAAAGAAAAACTTTTTGATCGTGAACAGGTGCCCCATTACTGGTCACAGTTCCAGAAATTAGGATTGCTGGAATATCAATGATTTGAGCGGGGCGCAGATATGTTCCATTGCCAGCATATCCCTGCATTGAGCCAACGATGATACCGTCCATCGCTCCAGCCTGAAAGTCTATCATAGCCCCTGCAGATGTCGTCCATGCGAATGCCTTTGTGGGATTTATCACGATATAATTTCCCATGAACGTGAACACTGTTGGTGCTGCACCAAGCGGCAATTTTGCGTTATCAGGCGAATCAACTGACATCTCAATGCCATCACTGAAAGTCGTGGCGCCAGTTACCCAGTTCAGAGACACCATGAAGTAATGTTCTTTTGCCCATGCGGCATTGTCGCTGGTATTAATTAGAAAGTAGATTTTATTTGTTGTTTCATCTACGAGCGGATGGATCCCACTTGTCGTCAGCAAATTATTTGCGGTGACAAACGCATCGACACTGAATTTTGACGCATCAACTGCGGCTTGCTGAAGATTGATAGATGTCGAGCCCACAGTTTTAGTCGTGAAATCAGCATAATCTACTGAGGAGTTGTTCCAAGAAATGTCAGCCAAAACTTTAGTACCGTCGGTATTCGCCCAGGCTGGCGTCCAAGAAGGCGCACCATCGCCTGGGGTCCAAGTATCAACCACTACGCCGGTATTGACATTTATTTTATACCACGTGCCTGATTGATCTTTTATCCATAGGAACGTTCCAACCCAAAAATATGTGTTCGTGTCGAGTAGTGCGATTTTGTTAGTATCGTCCCAGAACTCGACAGCGCTCAACACTACCTCGCTCACAAATTGAAGGGTTACCTTGTTGAACTTTCTAATAGTCAGTTGTAGCTCATCAGTTTGGTCGTACACGTATGTCTCACCATCGTGCTGACGAGTGTTCAGAACATAGAGGAAGTTTCCATCGATATGAAAACTATTCCATCGTCCGCGCTGAGTTTGCGCGTAATATCCGGCATCAAGATGAGCCAAATCAACTAGATCTTTTGTCCAACATACGATTGAACTGTCTAAATCTGCAGCCCAAATGTAGTCGCCATCAGAATAGATGTGCCCAACATCATCGGTAAAAAGGAGACCTTGAGAGTAGCGAGTTACCTTATTAGTCGCGATGTCAATAAGCAGGGTAGGAGCGTTGTCCTCGCCGCAAAGGAGAAGCATTTGTGCCATTTAGAACTCAAAATTGGTGTCAGGTGAATAGGAGAAGTCCGGGCCAGTAAACGCGAAATCAGAACTGGTTCCACCGTCTGGGATTATTTCCCAGTCAACCTTCCAGTCTTCTTTCGTGTTTTCTTTCCAATCAGCTTTAAAATCTTGCCTTATATACGCAAGACTGTTGAGAAATGTTTCAATTGTCATGTTACCCCGCTAACCTGATATTTAAGATCGACTGGGGCGCATGGTGACGCATCCATTTGACGGAAATCAAAAAGGGAGCAAATAAAAAGGAGCTTATGAAAGCTCCTTTTAGCAAGACCCTTAGAGGTCCCTAGGACTCGCCTTAGAGTCGCGCATGCTCAGTTTTGGCTGGGTAAACGTCCTCTGATGGATATTCAATCACATCACCGTCCAAATTGGTACCAAACGCCAGTCCATAATAGACCTTGCCTTCACCAAACTTGACGTACTTCACCATGTGTTTGTAATTCTTGCAAACAACCCAATCACCAACAGCGTACCTAGACGGTAGTTGCTTATGCGGTTGGACATCAACAAGTCCTGTACCACACTCAGTGCAGAACTTTGAGAGAGCCTGGTTAGCAGTCCCGCACGTAGGGCATTCAGTTTTGGTTTTGACAGTGATTGGTTCTTCAACCTTTGTTTCGCCAATTTCACCCTTTATCTTCATGACGAGAACGCTAGTTTTACCATCGCCGATGAATGATGTCGTGGAAAATTTCTGAGAGGAGACAGAACCGCCAACAGTAATGCCAACATCATTCACCACAGCATTAGAGGCAGTAACATTTGCAAGGTACTGGTCAGAAGTTGATGATGCATATGCGCTCGTTGAGTATGAGGCGCCACCTACAATCATGCTGTCAAGAGATGAACCTGAGACACCACCACTCTTTGAGCGCAGCAGTCCACCATGCAGTCCGCTATCATATTTGTTATATGATGGATAGTTGTCAAATCCAGAAGTTAGGGATTTGGCTGAAATCAAATATTCCTTCTCGAATTCGAACTCAATTCGAATGAGGCCATCCTCTGCTCCGATTCCTCGGTGATTTTCAACTGCTCCGGTGCGCTCAATGAATTTGAATCGCAGTCCCTCGCTCATCTGATTTTGTTCAACAAATCGCTCAAGATCGATTGAGCTATTGGCATTCACGACTAAACCATCATGGACAGCTTCTTTACCGTCAATGGTGATGCGGACGATTGCGCGTCTGTTGTTCAGGTTTTTGATTAGGAGGGAGTATTCAGAGCCGAATGGCATGAACACGGTGTCGGATTGTTCGCGCAGAACTTTACCGTCGACCTTCAACGCGAAGGCCATTTTATCTTGATACATCAATTTTTTCTCCAACGATTAACTTAAACCGCCCGGGACTATGGCGCAGATGAGCCCTGATAATCGTGGAGTATTTATGTTAGCTTAGTTCAGTCCTCTCGTCTTCCTGACGGGAAGCGCGCAAAATCGATAACCCCAGGCGGTTGTTTGGGATAAAAGAGGTTGAATAACCAGAGCTGCGCGCGCTCTTTCAGAGTAAGCGAGGCCAACACTCGCTCCAATCTCAACCACTCGGGTTCGCCTGTACCTGAGTATGGATAGACTTTACTCGCAATTCCCTCCATGAGACGGCGAGCATATTGGGGTGGCTCAAGTGCTATGTTCCCAATTTCCAAATCGCTAGCCGCGACCGACTCAGTCGTATTGGGATTTAGCGGGCTGAGTTTTAATCGCGCAGATTCTTCTGCGTACTCAAGCAGCGCGTCAGTTGCGTTCTCTGGTGATCCCGCCCAAACGAGAAAGCGAGTCTTTGCCTTTAGCCACTTCAGCTTGAGAATCTTGAGGTACACTGATCGGTCTCCTCATGTAAATTCCCTTCCACCGCTTGAAGCCAGCTCTCATATACCAGGCCTCTAGCTCATGGAAAGAAAGGCCATCACTTGGGGAAATCTCGAGGAATAGACGCCGACCTTCTTTATCGGCGTCAGATGTGATCTGTTTTAGAAGTTCTCGGCCTTCACCCTGTCCACGAAATGCTCTGGGTACATTTATGCGGGTGATAATGAAACCGAGGTTGTAGTAATCGCAGAGGTCTGCAATTGCAATGTGGACATCACCTAGCTTTTTCCAGTAGCAGCTTTTCATGGTTCACTCTCACATGCATCAGACCTTCTTAAGAGCAATGAGCTCTCGTCCCGTGCGTTCGACATAGTCGCCTGCACTCGGCCACACGTCACATCCTTTGCCAGCAGCCATTGCTGACTCGAATGCGATACGATCTGCATACGCAACAGGTGCTTGACCCTCGCTCTTTTCGTCAAGAGCTGCAGGTCTACGCGAGTAGCCCAGGAACCATGCTGCATCCTTGCCCAGCAGACCTGTCATGTGCCACCCGAACATGTTAGCTTTCCAGAGCAATTTCATTTCCAGTTTCCTTAGGAGCCACGGACCACCATTCCTTGACTGCTGCATGTTGCAAGATGCCAATTGCCCTCCCGCGCACCGCACTCAGAACAGCAATAGTCTACCCGGGACCGATCCCGACGCCCCCGCAGTCATCGAAGATATGCGCGTATGTTCGAACAACTGTCATGGTCGACAAATCAACAAGTTCGACCTTGAATCTTTCGCCGAATCGGGCACCACTGATAAAAAATTCTTCAGCCGCATATTCGGCGGCGTGCTGTTCCCTGAATTTCATGGCGTCTTGTGGGTCCTCAACTAGAGGATAAACCTCTGCGCCAGGATAACCCAGCCAGAACAGCCTGTGAAGTCGCCGCTTGATTTCGTCAACTTCCTCACCATCAAAAATTTCTCCGATGAGGCTACGCTTCTCTAGTCGAATCGCGTACATGTTAGTCCTTGAGACTAAGTCTTTTTAATTCCTGCTCCAGCACCTCAATCTCCTCCTGCAGCCAGCGCTCTGAGATGTTCGCGGGCCAATGTCGGTACCTACGAAGCCGCAGTTCCTTCTCCCTAAGGCGCGCATCCAATCGCTGCTGCAACACCTCCTGCGGGGCTGGCTCAATCACCACCCGACGAACAGTCAGAAGTTCATTCATGTCCTCAGGTGACATCGCTCACACTCCCATCCCACATAACCCATCGATGGTCTTCATCGATAATGATTGGCTCATTCACTGCATCCATTTCACCAATATCAACATCCTGTGGACTAATGAAAGCAGAACCAAGAAGAACGCGAATGGCCAGCTTTTCAAGCGGACTCACTTCGTCAATGAAGGAGCGGAGAACTACTTTCTCCATTTCATCCAGCAACTCCTTCACCTCAGCAGAATTGCATTCGAGGAAATCAAAACCTTGTGGCGAACGCAGGCGAAGCAGCACAACATCTGCGTCTCCATGCGGAACCAAGGTCTCACGCATGCGGGCAACCAATTCTGCCGGTGTTTGAATTTTTCGATGTGCCATTTAGGTGTCCTTCTATGTTCATTATATCATATCCTGAAATTTTGTAAACTCACAATTTAAACTTTGGATAAAACTGTGGTGGCATCTGGAGCCTTTAGAGGAGAATGAAAAATGGGCTCCTTTAAAGGAGCCCATTTTAGTGCTTTCCATTTTACTTTTTAGATTTAGAAGCGTTTGCTGCCGTTGAATTATCTTTCGTGATAATGTTATCGTACAGTCTGGCTTCGAGTGCTCTTCTAAATTTAGGAGATTTGCTCCTAAGCAGACTGGCTAGAACAGCTGGTGTAATTTCCTCATCACCAATCTGCAGCGTGCCGGCCTCAGAATCAAGTTTTTCCATATCCTTGTCTGTCAACTTAGCCTTAGACTGTTGTGGTGCAGCTGATTGAGCTTGTGTCGTGCCCTGTTGAACATCTTGCTCAGCGTTTGCAATAAGTGACGATTTCCTGCCAGGCAGAATTTCTTGGAGGATGGTTTCAGCATCATCACCATATGCATCAATGATGTCGTTCAGACGTTCGTCATTTCTAAAATTTCTGACAATGTAAGGGACCAGGTGTTCCTTGTCATGGAGCTTAGAGTTAGACACTCCAGTTCTATCGTCAACACTCAACCCAAGAGTTTGCTTTATACTCTTGACGAACGTTTGTCTTTCCGTACCAGTGCTCTCTAGCTTACCGCGCTGTGCACCAAACTGGAATAATTTAATGGCGGTTGTGACAGTTGATTGAATGAGTTCGTCATCATCATCTGTGACTTCTTTGTTATTGGCGTTCTGTTCTTCCTCGCGGGCAGCATCGACAAGGTAGCGAGTTCCCCACGCCAAAACCATTTTGGTTACGTTGAATTTCTCTGCCTCAAACGGTTGACCCGAGATATCCTCTGCAGGTGTATTTCGAACTGCAGCAAGATTGATTGTGCCAATGTAGTACTGGTGGGAAATAATTTCAGCAAGGGCAGCCCGTGCATTCTGGATCTCCTTAGGATCCGAGAACTGCATCATCTTGTCAGCTATGTTGTTTGGAACATTCAACAGAACGCAGGCGTCCTTGTTAGGGACCCTAAATCCATCAAGCATATCCTTCATTGTGAAGTTATCACCTTGGTGAACCTTGACGAAAATCAGCTTGATTTGATCTGGTGTAGGCTTGTTCTTCCCAAACATTGCCTGAATGCTCGCATCGCTTGCAGCATCCACGATTCTATTTGGACCCTTAGAGACTAGGTAATGGTCCTTCAGCTCTGTTGGTGAAAGCCACATTAGGACACGTTTGTGTCCGCTGACCATGTTGAAAACAGCATTGTAGATCTGCATGACAGCAGAACTCTTGATGTTCCCAACAGGTTTCTCTGTCTCGTCATCAGCCGGTGCTGCTGATGGCTTATTTCCTGTAAATGTGTTCTTAACCTTTTTAAGGGTCTCTATGCCGCGAGCAACGTGGCCATACCGCGTGCCAGCAGTTTCATTTAATTGTCTGACACCATCTGTGGTTAGAACAGTAACTTTCTTGATTTTTCTGGTCATGATTTACCCATGTTAGCCATAGGCTATTTATAACCACTATCTGCGTTTGCGAGATGAATTCTTGGATCCGTCATAGAAACTGGGGTCTTTTCGCCTTACCCAGTTAACGAATTTCCTAATCTCTTCATGTGAACGAAGCGCTTCTACTGTGTTGTAGACATGAAAAAGTTCACGCTCCGTGAAGGTCGCGTGAACTTTTCGATGACAGATTTTGTGGACTAGAACAGTCGACTTTCCACCGAATGTCTTTGGAATCAGGTGGTGTTTATCAATGTTGACTGTGCCCAGCAGCCTATCACAAATGGGGCAGACCATTTCAATGGGACTTGAACAGCGACCCGCCAGGGGCGATTAGAAAGAAGATGCCAGAAAACCACCAAGGAAACAGACAAGACAAGTAAGTGTCAGAGTAGCCCAATGTAGTTCAATCATTTAATTGTCCATTCAACAGTGATGCCAAACTGTTCCTCGTTATATGGCGAATCACTGATTCCACCTGGATGATCCCACTGCCAGTGATAAGTTTGAGCGGTGAAACCTTCTCCACGTAGAGCTGAAACAATTCCTTGAGCCACAATATCTTGCGGAGTATTGTAGGACGGATATTCATATCCCAAGACGTATTTGATCTTGTTATGTCCTTTGGCAGCTGCTGTCAAAATCAGCGCCTTGATCTCTTCAACTCTAGAGCTAATCTCAGACTTTGCCTTTTCAATGGCCTCGTCAAGTGCACGAGCTCCGGCGGCAATCCGCTCTTCTTCTTCACGTGCTTGACGGTCTAATTCCGCCTTCGTCAACTGTTGAATTTGGTCTAAGAAGCTCATGTTTCAGGAATTTGGATGATGCACATTTTCACGCTTAACGGTTTACCAATCTCATAAAGATCGATGTCATCAAGGGTGTAATCTGATCCCCATAAATTACGAAGCTCAAAATATGCATCCTCCAACGTATCGCCAATCGCGAAGGAGTTGCCTGTCCGTAAGACGGCGATATATTTCTTTTCAGTCATGAGTATTGCATCCTGAAAATAAAGGAAGGAACAATGTCCTTCTTAGGAGCCTTGGCTGGCGAGTAGGTGTTCCAAAGCTCTACGGCTTTATCTGGATTCTCTTTCCAGTATTCAAACACCATACCCTCAAGTCTCTCCATTGCCTGATGCCCCTTCCTCATGCGTCGCTCATCATCGCTGAATTCGTACTTCCAGTCCGCAGTTTTGATGCGGTCGATGATGAGCTCCTCTGTGAGGGGGAGTTGCGCTTGTTGTTGGAAAATATTCACGCTTGCTCCCTTCTTGTTATTCTCAAATCACCGAATACGGATCCAACCCTTCTTGGTCACGTTCGAACGCTTTCTGCTGCTCGTACGGGGCCATCACACGACGACGAAATTCTTCCTTGGCCGAATCAAGTGCGCCGACCACATCATTCATGTACGCGTACCGCAGTCCATTGATCTGCATGTACTTGATTGCCAGCAGCGTGACAAGGTAATTGAGTTCACCAGGGCTGACAATCGTAGTTTGGTTAATGGCATCCGCAAGAGGAGCAAAAGCTTCTTGGCTGTTCTTATCAATGTAAGGCATTCAACGTCTCCGAGTTTTACCGCTTCTAATGTCCTTCATCATCTCGTCAGTGATGAGGACATCATTTCCTTTGTTATAAATCGGGCCAGCATTGAATTTTCGTTCTCGTGCTGCTAATTCCCGCTCCAACATTTCCTCATTGTCCTTGTACAGGACCCGTGGATCGTGAACGATCTCTTGCTTTTTTGGCGGGGTCATCACCGATTTTGCTTCTTGTTGCTTGACTATTCTCGGTGATTTTCCCAAATCAAGCTTTAGAGTTCTTGACGACTCCTTCAGCTCTTTTAGCAGCTTTGGATTGGCTTTATGTTTTTCTTGCCAAGCTGCATACTCCTCCGCCTCTTTCTTCCAGCCCGCCTTCTTCTTTACCTTCAGCTTCTTGGAGCTGTTTGGTGCGTAAACCAATCCCATTTATTTGAACAACGGATACGCCCTCACCGTGATTCCCTCATGGCGATGATCATTGCAATGTTTGACTGCCTCAGTAAATGCGGCCTCAGCGTTTGCTCGATTTTCAAATTCCACGATGTTCGTCTTCGACGACATCGTACCTTCACCCACAACCTTCGTCACCAGCAGAATTTTGAAGTTCATCATGTTGCTCCGTTGATGTATGTATTGTAGCATTCCGTGACGCAACAAATAACTCACTTCAGAGCACATTCGCGTTTTAAAGGGTCCCAAGGGACCCTTTACCAAAGTCAATCTCGATTCAAAATCCAGAACTTCCGTTCAGGTACCTTCAGGTGATTCACCTTAGCACACAGAGACCTCCCAGAGACACTCCGTCTGTTGAGTCAATAGCAATTACATCGAATTTTATCGACATCTCTGGGCCCCTCTGGTCCCTCCTCAAATCCGGAGCAAAAAAAGCCCAGTGTCTCGAGCACCGGGCTAAAAGGTCCCCGTAGGACCCTAGGAGTTCTTTTCGGCGGCGAGCTTCTCATCAGGCAATTCGGTCCTGGGAAGCTCATCCACCATCGCGTGGTATCCACCGATGCTCGTGTCCACGCTCTTGATCTTGGAGGGAATCACGGCGTCCGCCCGCTTGTCGCTCTGCCCCTTCATCTTTGTCTTGACGATGTCCATGACCCGGGCGAACTCAGGAGATTCGATACCCATGTCTTCTTTCAACTTGGGTTTGATCGAGTGGCGGACGACATCTGCCTTCTTGCAGATTTCTGCCTGGATGGCGTGATTCATCATCACCACCTGGTAGACGACATCTCTGAAGGTCTCACACAGAGCGGAGTCGATACCAAAATGTCGAAGCCAGGCTCGCGACTGCTCATTGAGCTTGAAGTCCTTGATCTGTCCACGCTTGGGCAGATGCACAACCACCCCTCTTTTGGAGAGGTGATCTTCCACCATCTGTCCTTCTCCGATGAAGTGGAGAACTCGGTACATCCCGGCGAAGTCGTCGAGCAACGCCTCCATGCGCCCTTTGGAGTTTGGCTTCGGGTACCCACCACCCAGGTAGTAGATTGCGTCGACCGCGGACTTGATGTGAGTGTGGGTGACGACGACCTCTTGGTGAGAATTCCTAGCCATCGTCTGAATCACTGCGCCAAGTCGCCGTTGGGCGGCGAACATCTTGCCGATCTCATCCCGGATTTTTACCGAGAGCTTCACACGGGCCAAATTCTTGCGAGTTATCCCGCGTTGAACTCGTTCCTCGAGTTCATCCTCTTCGTCACCCTCGTAAAGCTCGGTGAGAATGTTTCGAGTCGCCATATACAACCTTTCGTTTTGGCGGGTCCACAGGGAATCGAACCCTGGTCAACGGTTTTGAAGACCGCCGCTCTAACCACTGAGCTATGAACCCGTTAATTTATTTTACACTGAAACAGCGCAAACGAAAACTGCTTCTAGCGTTTATTTTCCTCGATGACCCTCTCTAGGCCAGCCTTCGAACCATCGTTGACGCGCCAGTTCTGGAGGCGGTTGTATTTCTCGCTGGTGCTCGTGTCAACCTGGGCGATGAGGTGGTTGAACTCCTCAACCGATTTGAACCCCTGCTGTTTCAGAAAATCAGGATCCATGGCTCACCTTCCGCAGGAGGGCACGCAGATCATCGATCATGCTTGGGGAGCCGGGCGAGATCGTGCGGGTGCGACCGACGATATTGAGTAGCTCCTCATCCACCTCGCCCCAATCAATGACGCAGGACGGTTTCTGTTCTTCCTGAACCAGAGTTCTCGGGGGAGGAAGTGGCCGCAGACGAGCCGCTCGCCACTCGTCAGGTGAGTCGGGGCGGAGCTGAAATTCCCCAGGCTTGAGGAACTCCTGCGTTCGGACATTGTAATAACCAATCACCTCGTCCTTGAGGGGATGTTCTGCGAGGGCGGCAATGGCAGTGAGGGTACCGAGGGCGGCCTGGACATCCAACACCGCCGTTTTGAGAGCGTCCACAGTCTTGTGAGTACGCTCGAGGGCCTGCCTTAGTTCATCAGTGTTCATGGTCTAACCCAGTTTGTCGGCCAGTTCGTTCGCTCCCTTGAGGGATTTCTCCAGAGAGATGCTGTAGTCCGCGATGACGTCGTAGCCATCATTTCCGTAGACGAAGTAGATGGACCCGCACGCCAACCATTTGCCATCGTCCTTCGTGCGGAACACGTACAGTACCTGCTCGTCGCAGGCATGTGACTCAAGCATCAGCGCGTCAATGTCGTTGGTGCGTGGGCTCATCCATTCCCCACCATCGAACCAGCGCAGCTGATAACCAGCAGAGATCATGTCGCGAATCGCCCTGCGGGTGACCATACGCTCCATGACGATCCGCCGGCGGATCAGCTTGTCGTCGATCTTGTGCTCAGCGAAGAACGCGAGATCGTCTGCTGTGGGGATTACGGGGTAACCCATGTCATTCTCCTTTTCTCTATTCGAGAGAGTTGGCCCTCTCGAATAGAGACTAGAGCCCCTGCGCTCTAGTCTCCTATCCGACCTTCACTTCAGGCCGCCATTTCTTCAGCGACCGGGACCTCGGGGCCGCCGGCCTTGACGATCTTCTCGCAGAGTTCCTTCGCCATCTCCGCGTCGTACTTCTTGGCAGGGGCCACCTTGATGTCGAAGGCGGCGGCGTGGGCCTTCAGCTTGGGCCAGTAGAAGGGGTGGAGAGCAATGCCCTCGCCGGAAGCGACCGACTCGTTCCACTTGCCGTGGAAGCGGAAACCACGGGGACCCGGCTCGATGACCCGCTCGGTGCGGATGCGGCCCTTGTTGGCGCTCGGGCGGCGGACGGTCTGGGCGACTTCCTCGGCCTTCTTCTGCGACTTGATGTTGTGTTCGCGGACGAGCTGTTCGGCACGGGTTTCGTCCAGATCGAACTCCTTGACCTCCTTGACGGCGGCGATCAGGGCGGCGGTTGCAGCGGAGATGTTCAGAACTTTCGACATTTCGGACTCCTTCATCAAAAAGTGGGTTGGTTTCTTATCTTCAGCAACTTTCGTTTCGTTTTGTTGCTGTCGATGAATGAATTATTACACGGTCTGGGGCGGCGTGTTGAATTCCATGAACTGTTACACACTGTTACACTTCTAGGCAACCAGCTCTACAATAAACAAATTCAACACGGCTTGACGATTTCAGGGTATACGCGCGGGTAGGTACGCGCGTACGCGTTTCTTTATTCGCCGCCGTTCTGGATCTTCAACAGTCGCTTGTGCTCTTCCCAAAGTCGTGCTGCTTCGATTGCCTCACGATCCCATCTGTCTTTCGTTGCCTGATCTGGTGTCCAAGGTTTGGGTGGGTACTTTTTCTCAAACTCCTCCTTTCGCAGGCAAGCCTCTGTCTTTTGCTCCAAGCTTGCATATTCGTCCCACCACATGCTTTGCAAGCGACGATTGACATGCTTACTGGCTGGAAGAGTGTTGATCCCAAGGAGTGACTCAGCATGACACCTATCGCAAGAACATGGCGCGCACGTACAATCCCCACCATGCGTATCTTCTAGCGCGGTGAACATGTACTTCACCAAGTCACTTTCAAGACAGCGTTCTGTTGTGAAGTCTTGATTTTTATCATCTCCCCAGTAGATTCGTTCAGCACTATCCATCCATTCCTTTGCCTCCTCAATGTCAGGTTCCCTTGGCGTGTAGACGCCATCAACGAGGGTCCCACTGCGCGGATTCATGTAGAAGCCGGCGGTGAAGACATAATTCTCCATGAGGTTGTTGATGGTGATCAGCAGAGCCAGCTCGCGCTTTGCAGATTCGGTGAGTTGAATTTTTGCGTTGAGCGGGTTCTCTGTCAATCTGACGCTGACGCCAGGGATTTTGCTTTCTAGTTGGTACATGGTTTTCTCCTTATGCAATTTTTTGAGTGTTGTATTGGCGACCAGCTTCTACTCTTGCATCCGATCGAATCTTGAGCAGTGCCTGCATTTCTAGTCGCGTCTTCTGGATCAAATCCATTGCACTATAGACGGGTGCGCACTGACGCTGTGCCTCCTTATAAGCAGCCTTTGCTGCTCTGATCTTCTTTGCTTGATCCTTGTACAGGAAGAACCAAACCTTTCTTTGGTGCAGGTACTCGTCACGGGTTTTGAAGTTGAATTCGAACATGTTGTTTCCTTTTTATGAGAGGTAGGCGCAGGCCAACTTGCGATGTACGTTATCGCAATGGATCGCTGCAATCTGTGGATCAAGGGAGATGCGAAGAGTCAGATTTGATTTCGCATCAAGAAGAGCGTACAGACCACTAGGCGAGGTCTGGCCCGGCTCAAGGGCTTCACCGATATGGAAGTACCATCGACCGATCTGCAGGCCGGTTTTTTCGGCAATCAAGAGTGCAAGCGACTTAGAGAAGGTGAGTCGATGCAGTCGATTGGTTTTTGGATTGTAGATGCCGTAGATTCGTTGCGAATCCTTACAGCCACCGCCTAGTTCGCAGAACTTCGGCGTTTGTTGCACTCACGACCAAGTCATTTTATTTTCCTTTCTTACGCATTGATGGTTTTACCAGCGAAACTAATCTCATTCGCATCCTCACCCCACTTATAGATGCTTTCATCATCGAAAATCCGATCCCCAATGATGATTCGTCCATCCCACAACTTCTCGTACTCATACTGCAAAATTGAGTAGATGCCAGTATTGGAGTATTGCGAACTAATAGTACGCTCCCGCTTGTGACTTGCTTGTCGCTCTCTCGCATCGTCCAAGTTGTCAAAAAGACCGTGGATGAAATTGTCACTACGGCAGCAAGTGCAACCAGTTTGACCATAGATGAGATAGCCAGTGTGTTTCGTCGAGCTCATTACATCATCTCCTTTTGGGTGGGAAGTTTGAAGAGCGGAAGATCCGCAAGCAAATGCCGCTCCGTCTCTGTAAGGAGACAAGCTATAGCGGTCAAACCCCAGTTTTTGTAGGGTTCGTAAAATTCTGCTGTGGGGATTCCAGCGGCGTGCAGGACGTCACGTCGCTGCTCAAGGTGTTCCTTGTCGCGGACAGTCAGATTGACAAATGAAGAATGGTGGTCAGCTGGGCGACCATAATTGTAGGCGTGTTCCACAGCGGCATGTTGCGCTTGGACAGCCTGTTGGGCGAGTGGGATATCGCGCCGAGAGATGGTGTAGAGATATGTCTTGCAGGACACTCACGACAGGGGCTGTTTCATTCCTTTTCCTTAGAAGTTTACGAACGGTAAATTAATTATACGTTGAAGATGTCCTGTGTAAAACTCATTAGTAACTTTGGGTTACCTAGTCCAGCAGGAATTTCTATGATGTCGGGAACAGACATGTATGGTTGGCTGACAGAAAAATGCCAGGGGTCAGCATAGTGCATGATGTCAGGGATAGGGAAATGACTTCTTGACCATTTTGATTCAATAATGCTCTCATACAGCTCAATATGCTCTCTAATGGAGCTGTCATCGCCATCAAAGAGATCAGTGAACGCTAACCTATGGTAATGTCTGTTCTTTTCAGCCTTGACAAAATGTCCATTTTTACACCGTGCGATATAGCTGGCACCATAAAGCGCACCGGTTCCACCATCCATGCTCATAACTGGCTCACTGTCACGGAGTGTCTTCACTCGCGAGTGAAGCTTGATCCAATAGCACCCTAGTTCGTCGTCATGAAACGCACCCTCTTCAAATGCTCGATGCAGATCATCACGAGGAACCTTTAAAAAAGACCTATTGAGACCCACGGGGTAAGCAGCAAGAAAATAATTTCCCAGAATGTTAGTTAGAAGCTGGGGTGGGATCATAAGCTAAAACAGCGATGGGCCCTCTCTTAAGAGGGCCCAATCTTTATTCAATTTACTGAATCTCAGAGAAGGACGAATTGAGAATTCGACGATACATCTGGCCGAAGGTCGTAATGAACCAATCAATTAAGTTGAGAATGAAGTCGTTGAAGACCGCGAGCACTACATAGAAGGGCCACCAAATGATCCACGCGGTAGCGTATTCGACCAACGTGCTTGTCTCATAATCAACTGTCCAACCGTTGGGCTCTTTCGCTGTGACTTTCACAATGTCCGTCATCCTGCTAAAGTCGCTAGCGATTGAACGGCGACGGTGACGGACAGTCTCATCACCAATTGCATTGAGCGATTGTTCCTCGGCTTCTGTCAGTGCAGGGATATCAGCGGCCGGTCTGCCAGTCGCGTGCGCTTGTTGGCGACCACGCATCCACGAAGTTTTCGCGTCATCTCTAATTTTGTCGAAATCAAATTTTGCCAGATATTCAACAAATTGCTTTGCGACTCCTGCGGTATGGAGCTTCCACTTTACGAACGAGAACACAGCACCAATAACCAACCAGATACCAACATAGGAAGCGATGGTGATTAGGGTGTCAGCGTTGAATTCAAGCAGTGAATCCTGTCGCACCACCCCAGCTATTGCAAGACCCAAGATAGTAAACGTTGCAGCCCAAAATTTCTTGTCTACTGCTAGCACGCCAAGGGTGAGCAGGGGAAGAATGCCGAAAACAAAAATGTCTACGGCAGGAAAACCGAAAATCATGAAATTCCTCTTGTTTGTTTTGGCGTGCCCAGAGGGATTCGAACCCCCGACCTGCGGATTAGAAGTCCGCTGCTCTTTCCAGCTGAGCTATGGGCACATGTAAAATTATACTGCTTTTTGCTGCTCGCAAAAACTGCGTTACCTTGGGTGACAGAGAAAATTCTCTGTCACCTCCACTTCAGATGGTTTTGAGATTTTCAGAAGGGTGCGCAAGCAAGAAATTCGTGACCGCCAAACCAAGTGACTGAACACTTTTGGCATTGTTGACCATATTCATTGCCTTGCGCACATTTTCTCCACGAGCAGTTTTTGCTTCCTGCACAATGGAACGAAGGAACGTTTGCGCCGCGACGAGATCTTTATGACTAAGCACGGCGTGAACGGTGTCCATCGTGAAAAAACCAGTCTCCATTTTTGCTGTCTCCGAATTGTTGTTGTAGAGCCATTGTAGACTCTCGAGACAGCAAATGAAACTTAATTCAAGGTTCGCCCTGGCGCGTTGATGTACATCAGCTTGACATTCGACGGGGCGTCAGGGATCAAATCCACACCAATGATCTTTGTCAGATCAGCAAGGGTGATTTTGTGAGACTTGTACGAGGTATTGCCAGTCTCATTCGGCATGATGTAAGCAACAGCATCCTCGGTTTTCTTGTCAATCACAACCTTGAATAGATGCGTCGGAATAACGACACCATTTCCGATAGTTTGGGTCGACTTGGCGGAGATGGAGCCGGTAATCACGTAAAGCGATTTACCACGGCGCACTTCCTTAGCGATGTGCGTCTCCAGCACTTTCCAGGATCCACGATTGAAGTGCAAATCTTGCGGAACAATGTTCGAAAGCAGCATGGTGTCTGCCATCGCTTCCTTAGTACCTGCGTTTTGCGCATTTGCCAGGTGACCGCGATCCCACTCCTTCGTGTTCTCATAATCCTTTGGGGTGGATCGAGCTGCTGGCGGAAGATCCTTATCAGCTTTGAAACTGATGCCACGAGAAATATCGCCACGACCAATTTTCTCAGGCGTGAGATATTCAAACGTCAGGAAAGGAATCTTCTTTGAATTGTCATGGATGACCGCGTAACCAGTCCTGCAAAGCTCTGTAAAGTTCCCTGCTACTTTCGGATGCCCATACGGGAACATCTCATCGCAGGCAGCGAAAGAGTTTAGGGAGAGACTAAGAAGACTTAGCGCGACGAGTTTTTTCATTTTTTAGATTTATTGCTATTGCGTTGTAATGGAGCGTGATGCAGTATGATCGAATGGAATCTAGTACGAGGTCATACCTCTTCCATTCCAAATCCTTTTTTCTGTCGTACGCATCACGCAGCTCATGGATAACTCTCATCGATTTTTCTGCTGATTCAAGACGAGCCTGAATCTCAGCAAAAGTCAACTTCGTTTCCATCGCAAAATGGATTTGGTCAGGCGTCAGCATCAAATTCATCCCATGATTGGTGGAGTTCTGGGAAATGCTTCCTAATACGATTGTACACGAGCAGATTGGGCTGTCGATGCGGAATCAGCTCATGTTCAACAATAGTCCAACCTAACTCTCCAAGCAGTCGAACAACTCCACCAGAACGGCAAATGCCCATGTGACAGTTCACCCACACGTTCTTCTTCAGCTCACGCGCTTCCTTTATCATCTCGGCGATTTGAGTGGCTTGATTGGGAGTAATACCACCCTGACCAGGATGATCCACATCTGCGAAATTCAGGAATAGGACGCGTTCGAAGTACGCTTTTGGGTAAGCATTGTACGCGCATGGGTCAGCGATAGAGATCAGCCAATCGTCCTTGTCAGTCGCAAAGGGGAATCGGCCATAAGTCTCAATGATGACACTTCTGGGAAAGTTTCCAGTTTTCATTCTGCGAATACGTTGCTGCTACCCTGCGTAAAGCTATCGTTATCAGAGTCCTTGTCACCAATTCTGCCGATAGCTTTGCCATTCACAAATACCGTCGATGAACCAGAAGTGATGGAATCATTTCCACTGTCCTTGTCACCGTGTCTAGCGACAGCAACATCATTCACGAAAACATCCTGGCTTCCCTCTACTTGGGAATCATTTCCACTGTCCTTGTCACCAACGCGTGTCACTGCAGGCATTTGTATTTCCTATTATACCTTGTTTGAAGAAAGTTGAAAATCTCTCTTACTCTATCACAACTGGGTTGATCTCGCAAACACCCTCCGCTGACGCCATCCAGAATTTATCTGTAAGGGGTTCGGTCATTGTTAGCCCTGCCCATTTCGCAGCGTCTTTCTGCATGGAGATGAATGCGCCAGTGTCAATGTTCGTCTGACCCCTATAACGCACTGGGGCCTGCATGATCGTATGTCCACTGTAGATATGGGACAAATTTGGACCAAACATTTTACCAAACTTGTGAGTTTCGGCCGTGCGCAGATACTTGTCAACAGAATACCGATCCAGATTCCTGTTGTAGAGCGAGTAGAAGATGAATCTGCCCCATGTGATGAAGTCGCCGTCCATTGTTTGCTGGAATGCAGCTTCCTTGAATTTTGCATCATCCATCAGCTGTTCATCCGTCAATTCCTCAATTGCGCTCAGCTCTGCGTGAAGGACGTGGAATCGGCGACCATCCTTCATCTCAACGGTAATCATAAGCGGTAACTCACTCGCAGTCTTTGCTAGGTCGCGCATCTCCATGCCAATGTCAGAGAAGAAGTTTGGATCATCTCTGTTCCCGTACGTTACGCCCCACATGCCGCCATTCATTGGCCACCATTCACCGTATGGGCCATTTTCAGGGTAGTAGAATTGAGACATCAACTGCTCATGGTTACCCTGCACTGAAAAGAACCATGGTTCACCCAGCAGTCTAAGACACTGCTCATTTTCAGGACCACGATCGACAAGGTCGCCAACAGAAATCAGCCTATCCTTACTGTCATCAAAATTGACATGATCTAGCAGCTGACCAAGTCTAGTAAAGCAGCCATGCAGATCACCGACAACAAAATCTCGGCCATCAACATTTGGTTCTAGGGTCTTTCTATGCATCTTGTTTGCTTTTATTGTTTTATTTCTACTCATTCCAGTATTTAAGTTAGTTCCATCAGGCCAATAAATAACTCCTGGATAACCTGGACATACCCATGAAATTATTTGAATTCCTAGACACCCGAAAAACTGCCCTGGATCACGCCCTCTTGACAGCAATCTCTAAATTAGAGAAGTTTTTGTCTGTCCATCTGATCAAAGTTCCAGGCGTTGAGCAGTTCCATAACTCTGTTTCTTCTGGTTATGGTATTCGTTTCATCGCGAACGGATCTGCAAAATCTATCCGTATCAACTGGGTTTCTGGTACTGGTAACGTAGATAGAATTGATTCGATTGATTGCTGGCTTGGTAATCAACGTGACCCAAACTTCCACATCACATGGCGCGGATCATTTGATAAAGCTCTGGCAACCATTGCTGGTGCTATCAAGAATCCTAAAATTGGCCGTGCAGAACGTCGTGGCGACGATAGCGTAATTCATGAAGCCAAATCTGGCGAGTGGACACCAAAAGCAGCACTCGATGACTTCATCAAGTGGATGGCTAAATCACCAGCAGGTCTTGGCAAGACGGACTTTATCCGCAAGTACCACATCGAGAATGTCATGATTTATGACACGATCGTTCACGATTACGCTGACTCCTTTGAGATGCTGCCACGTGGCCGTATCACCACCATCAAGGCACGTGGAAAGAATGCAGTAGATTATGAGAAGCTAAAGCGACTCATTCTCTCCAAAGCGGACATTCAAGTCACTGTTACGGCAGGTGGTAACAATGAAACTCGCGAGGACGGCGACAGCCAAATTCCACAAACGGAAAAGGTTCCATATGTTGAGTCGATGGATCACCTTAAGGGACTAGTTCAGGGTCTCATTAAGGGTTCATTCAATGCGCTGTTCGTCGCAGGACGTGGAGGCACTGGTAAAACCCAAACAGTTGAAGACACGCTGTCAGCGGCAGGTCTTAGCGATGGTCACGGTTATTACAAGAACACCGGCACAGCTTCTGCAGCTGGTATGTATCGACTCCTGTACAAGCATCGTGAAAACATCATCCTATTTGACGACTCTGACGGCGCGTTGAATGATCAGGACGGTCGTAACCTTATCAAGGCTGCAACTGATACCAAGAAGGTTCGTAAGCTGGCTTGGAACAAGGCCACAGAGATGACGGACGAAGAAGGTAAAACAATTCCTAAGGATTTTGAATTCGAAGGACGTATCATCTTCATCTCTAACCTAGGCATCAACAAACTCGATCCTGATGGCGCACTCCGCACCCGCGCGTTCGTCATTGCTGTTGACCCAACTCCAGAAGAAATGATAGATTTCATGGAGAAGATCGTTGACAAGATCGAGTTGGAAGACGGTCTGTCACTGACTAAGAAACAGCGCCGGGAAGTTCTTGATGTTATTAGAAACTCTAAGCGCCGTAATCAAGCAACGCTGCGCACGCTCGTCCGTGGTCTGAACTTGGCTGCTTCAGGTGCGGACAACTGGAAGCGCCTGATTGAGCTCTATGCTTGACGTAATGTTTCAACACTGTCCTTTAATGTAAAAATATGAAAGTAACTGAACTATTCGAAAATGCTCCTAGCACACCAGCTGATGTTCTGCGGTTAGCAGGAAAGCTTTCTAATGATGCAGCAGGCGGCAATCATCCGGGTGTTGTTGATGTAGGCACAGAAGGCGGCACATTTGGAGGAGCTAACGATGTGCTCAACATGGACAGTGCTGGTAATGTGGTGTTAACTAGAGTGGCTGCTAACATGGACGCTCTCACCAAAGGATGGAGGCAATCTAATGGTGTTCAGGACCTGCTAAACACGTCTGAACATCATGGAGGTGGTAATGGATTGCCAACATCTGGTCGAAAAGGTTGGGAGAAAAGTTTCGGCTCAACCATTTCAAATAGACTTGTTGCAACGTTTAGAATACCTGCCGCCAAGTTTCTTGACCTGATTAGAAGTGGTGATGCGATTTTGGGTAATTTGGGAGAGGCGGAAATCGTACTAAATCCTGCAATAGCACGACACTACCTCACCGAAATAAATGGCAAGCCTGTTCAGCAATCCACTACTAAGAATAGCTATCAGCGTGCCCAAGATCGTGATGAAGAATGGGCGCTGTCACATGCGAAAAAATCCGCAAATATTCGTGAAAGCAATATGAAAGTGAATGAACTCTTGGAATCCGGTGGTGGTGCAATGCCTAGCCGTGAACTGCTAGCTTATCTAAAAGCAACCGGAGTTCACGACGACGTCATTAATGCTCTAATTAAGGCAATGAACCACTCTGACGTGGACCCTTACGCTCAATCCTATGCACACGCGATGACCAGAGCGCTCGATCAGTTTGGAATGTCTGATGGATTGTACGCTATCAAAACTCAAGTCATGTACATGCTCTCAAACATGTCAAAATGGAAGGGCGAGGAAGCACGTGAGTGCAAGAAGATCCTCAAGAAGTGGGTGAGCAAATGAAGACGTCTGATCTATTTGACGTCCGATGGGATTTCAATAAAACTGATCGCGCTTCGATAAAAGCATGGGCACAATCAGCTCTCAAATTTGAATTTGAACAAGCTAAGGAGTGGATTGGCAAGAGGCTTGGCCGTTTCACTGTAAAGGATGTCAAGATTTACAGTTTGAAATCTAATGAACGTACTGATTTCGACCCTGATGATGGTCCACCGACAGAGAAAAAATTAGATATTAACAACATCCAATTCATCTTTAACAATGTCTTTAACAATGAAATTGACCATGATTTCCATATCACGTTTGAATTAAGTGATGGGGTGTCAATGCACTTAGACGGTAGGATATTTTATATCCCGCATGACCACCTATTTCAAGATATCGGCATCAGCTATAATGTTGTTTCGCTTGATAATGGCAAGGTCAGTGTGTATGTTGCTACAGAAACTGATAAAGATTTAGATCGCGTTATAACCAAATTTTTCCCGACGCTGTTGAAGAAGTTTGATAACAAGCTCTTCCAACATGCTGATCGTGGACATAAACTGCTAGCGAATTTGGATCCATCAGGTCAACTCTCGAATAACCTGCCACACAAACGTTTAGCAAAAATAGGCAGAGAAATCTCCGCGTTATCAAAAGATCTTCTGTTAAAGCACCGTCCCAAGGAAGAGATTTCAGCAGATCTCAAGAAGCTGATTGATCAGCTTCAAGAGTTCCTCTAATTGGTAAATTTACTCTCTAAACGGTTGATTGTCATTTCGATCAGCTCATCTAGAGTTTCAAGGAGAGGAATGTTTGCAGTATTGCACATTACCTCCAAATTTCCTCTCCTCCAGAACCCCTTGGGGCAGGCAACAATCAGCTTGCCGCTGTCAATGTATTGACCATACTCGACAAGGGTAATTGGCGACTGGGTTTTTGGATCAAAGTACATGGCGATAAAGCTTGCCTGCTCCATCGCGCTTTGTTCCCACTCAACCTGTTGCCTAAATTCCTTATTCTCAAGTGTCTGTTCCCAGCTAGAATCCCAATCGTCACGACGAGGATTTAGAACAGTAACGAAGTAGGGATCAAGAGCTTTGGTGATTTTAGTCTGCCAATCCTCTGCCTTACCCATCTCAATAGAGCCAGCAAGAAAAATTGAAGGACGCT